ACAACACTAGATGAATACCAACATAATTGTAAGTATAGGGCTAAAGTAGCAGATGAAAATGGTTATTACACAGTTGAGAAACCGGAATTCACTAACTTTGAAACTGAATATAATAATTTAATTAGACATGAAGACAGACGAAGAAAATACGAAGTTACCACATTCCACGGCACATTACAAGACTACATGCACAGAGACGAAAATGATGCAGAAGTCGATCCGGACTACCTAATCAATCTTACTGACGTATTGTATTATATACCAGTGAATGACCTCTATCAAATAGCCCACCATTTGAATGACGGCATTTGCATGGTAGGAACAGTGCATGTACCTAAACACTTGGACACCAATAAGCATTTTATACAATTTGGGGAGAAAATAGAAGGTTATGTTCAAATTAGCCCTAAGAAACTGGATGATTGCAAAGCTGCTTTTAAGTATAACGAATGTAAGATGTTTATGAAAATGAACGGAAATGATGATGTCTATATTCATGATATAGAATATTTAGAGTATGTAAAGGCAAATTTATCAGCTTGTGTGATACCATGTGCAACCAATAATGAATTTATATTAAAGATGGTGCCTATCGAAAGATATGATTGTGGTGCAACTTACTATATAAGATATAAAATTGTAAAAATAACACAACCTAAAGCAGAAGATTTCATAACAGCTGAATATATAGATAATGAGGCAGGCAGTTATTACTCAAAGTTTAATGAATTATTGAATGCCAGAGTCCGACAACCTTATTATATGATTATCAAAGAGACGGAAGATTTGAGAGAGACTATGTCACATGTGAGGGGTTATAAAAATACTATTGCCAATATGACATTCAGAACCATTAAGAAAGAGAAAAATTTGAATAAAGAGCAGAAAATCAAAACCTTAGACTTTCCCAAGGAGGCATTCATGATGGATGGTAAGTATTATTTCACAAAGACTGTAACTGATTTAAATCACGACATATATAACTTAAGATTGAAAGTAAATGACACAACACAATACATAACTGCCATAAAACAGGCTGTATCTCCTACTCTAATAAATAAATTGGTTAATAAAATTGTAATGATGAAGACAGTGGATGATGCCAGTATAAGATCATTAATAACATTCATACAAAAAGAAAACTCAGAATTAAACATTCCAAATCAAGTCATACCATTATTAGCAGAAGTTTTATACCAAACACTACAAACAGAAAAGAATTTAAGCGCTTTATTACAATCAAACTTGACAAAAACATTAAATTCATTTAAAAATGGTGAGTTTAAACTAGAACAATATAAGACACCTGAGTTAACTCAATGGGCTAAAATAAAAATGTACATACGTAGCATTTTCTACAGACAACCTAAGACGTATGACATTAATGCCGAGCAAAACCCTGAGGGTTTTGCATAAAGCCCACCAATGTAAATGGGGATAGCGATGCTCTCAATATTCCTATAACAAATCAAACTTTTAAATTCACTTATCTTACTCAAAATATTGAGGAGCACGCATCACCCAATAATGTATGCTGTTTTAACAGCAAATTCAATTTTTATCAATCATTACATCCTACACTCACCACAATTCCAAAAGTAGCTATACCTGAAGAAGACAAACCTTATCTGAAAGCCATGGTTCAAGCACATCTTATAACTGAGGACAATGACAATTATTATAAAAAGTTAGGATTTCCACGACTCATGATACATATTAAGGATAAAGAATTGAAGGAATTATCAGAGAAGACACATCCAGAACATTATTCATATTTGAATGATTCACATCTACCATCAATACTAGTCAACAATATGGATACCATAAATGATATTAAAGTTTGTGAAATCAGAGATAAACAACCAGAAAAAGTAGGTTTTATGAAAATACTGGGCACTAATATTAATTTCCACGAAAAAGAAGTAATGATGTATGGTAAAAACAAACAAACTTTGTTTGCAGCTGCTAAACGACAAATGAAGACTGCACCAACACCGGATGGTCACACAGCGCGAGATTTCATCAAATATGCAACCCAGAGGATAGAAAATGAAATAGGCCCAGAACTAGACAATTTCTCATATGATGTAACCCAATGGTATAATCATCTTTCTGCAGCCAAGCAACAAGCTATTAAACCTATTAAGATGTACTACGAGAGACCTGATTTATATCGATTATTGTATTCGGACAAAGAGAGAGAAAGACAGCAAACACTACATTATGAAGCAATAGTAAAAGCAGAATTACAAGCAGCTGATGGAAAACCGAGGATGGTTTGCTCTATACCCCAGAGAATTAAATATACAATGGGTCCAGTTTGTTGGCAGTTAGAAGAATTGATGGCACATAAGTTGAACGGATATTGTGGAGGAATGAACTTAACAGAAATGGCAGAGAAGATCAATAATCACGCAGCACAAGGTTTTACGAAAGTAGTAGAAGGAGATGGATCAGCATTTGACAATTCACAAGATATCACTTTAAAAGCTCTCGATCGATACATTTATAATAGAATTAAAGATAAGATATATCATGTACCAAAAGAAGAATTCGAATTACTATCAAACTTGCACTACAAGACCATGGATGTTAAGTATCATGTTAATGGAAAGCCTAAAACCTATATGACATATAAAGTGCTAGGAACAGTATTTTCTGGAGATTCAGACACAACATTAGCAAACACAATTAGAATGGCTATGTATAACATTTATGCTAATGAAAAATCAGGACTAAAGTATGGTGAGGACTTCATAGTATTTTCAAAAGGGGATGATTTTAGTGTTTTATATAAGCAACGCATAGGAGATGAATTTATAAGAAAGATATATGACAAATACTTTTTAGGAAAACCTGTAAAGCAATATAAACTACTAGATAATAGAATAGGAGGATTAGGACAAATATGCAAATTTTTAGATATAGGAGATCTCTCATCATTCAAATTTTGTTCATTAAGATCATGGTACACAGATGACACTTACGAGAAAATCACCCTGACAAGAGATCCAAAGAAATTATATAATCTAGCACTATATTCTATCAAAGCCAAGAATAAAAACTGGTCAGAGTTAATTCAATATCACATAGACTTGGCTACTAGCTATGAGAGAAGCTACTCAGGAATTGAAATATTTGAT